GGGTGGCGGCGGGGGGGGTGGGGGGGGAGGTGCGGCGCGCGGCGGCCCCGCCGTGCATTTTGCAGACGGTGCCGCCGGGGATGGGGTAGCGTTTGCATTGGCCCCCGCGCCGGTTACGGGCTTTGCAGCGCCTACGCGGCGGCTTCTCCTGCTGCGTCATTCTCCCTCTCCATCTCTGCCACGGCCTCTTGCAGGTCTATAGATACGTCTACGTCGCCGAGGCGCTTAGCGGCTTTTTTCCGGTCACCCTTCACGAAAACAAGGATTTCCTGGTGCGTGCGGGCAAGTACACGGGTCTGTTTGAATTGACGGGGTGAGCGGAGCGCGGCCGTACCAACCTGCGTTAGCAGTATCGCGTCCTGCGTGTAGGTTAGCCCGGCGGCTTCTGCCGCGTTCAGCATGCACCGGTGCATTGATAGCAGCTCACCTTTTTTGTTGCGGACGTTGCCGACGATGAAAACGGCGAACCGGTCTTGCCGGAGTACGCGGGCAACCTCACGCATGGTTTTCACCATTGATGCATCAAACTCTTTGGGTGACATGGTAGAGAGGTCTTCTGCTAGGTCGCTGTATACCTCTAGGTCGTAGTAGGGTGGGCAGCCTATCACCATGTCGGCCGAACCGGCCGCGCGGGCTGCTAGCGTCTTCCGTGAGTCACCCAAAACATAGGTGGGGTCGCCCACCCACCCGTCATAGTTGCCGCGTGATTCTTCCACCTGGGCGCGGTTCTCGTCTACCTGCTCCTGCCGCAGCTCATGCCCCACGTAGTGGCGGCCCATTGCTGAGGCGACGATGCCGCGTACTGATCCACCGGCCCAGGGGTCGGTGATTTCGTCGCCTTCGCGGGAGAACCAGCGGTATAGGATTTCGCATAGGGCGGCGTCAAATGTTGATGTGCCGCCATCTACCTTATTTAGTTTTTCGGCGAACTCGCTATCTAGGACTTCCTGGGTGGTGAGCTTCTTGCCTATGGCTTTTTCGGCGAGGTTTTTCACGTACATAAAGTTCGTGTATTTGTAGTGCGGGGCGTCGCTTAGAAGGCCCTCCGAGCGGCCCGCGACGGATTCTATGCCACTGGCTGCCCACGCCCGTTTACGGGCCTGCCATGCCCCGCCGCGCGCCGATAGGGTGGTGAAGGGGGGGTACCGAACTGCTCTTCAAGACTGCCGCCCTCCGTTTCTTTCTCCGGCTCTATCTCTTCGGCGATTTCCTCTAGATCAGCCCGCAGCTCGTCCAAATCATCCAGGTCATACCCGGTACCTACCAGATCATCGAGATCATCTAGCATGTCCAGGAGCGCCTGCGCATCATATTCCGCCAGGTCGCTTGTGCGGTTATCGGCTAGGGCGATGCGTTTAGCCTCGCTATCGGTGATGTCTAGGACGATAGCTGGAATGGTTTCTAGCCCGAGCTTCTGCGCGGCCTGCACCCGGTGGTTACCTGCTATAACCTCCATCTCGCGGCCGGTGTGCGTGCCCCGGTTGATGATGACCGGCTGGTAAACGCCGTTGGCCTCCATTGATTCGGCTACGGCGTCGATGTTGCCTCGGCGCGGGTTACCCGCTAAAAGCGCAATGTCTTTGAGCGGGATTTCCTGGATTTTGAGTTTGTGCGTGCGCATGCTGCCTCTCCGGTAGGGTCTCTGTATGCGGGTGCTGGTTTGTGTCTGGGTCTGCGCTGGGTTTGGCGGGCGTGGTGGCGCTCTATCGCCCGCGTGATGTCCCGGTCGGTGAGGGCGCGTATCTCGGCGTCGTCGCTGGTGTCGCGCACCTGGAATGCCCGGAGGATGTCGAATAGTGTTGTGTCGCTCATGGTCTTTAAATTGGTTTGGCCCCGCACACGTGTTGTGTGCGGGGCCTGTTTTGGTATAAAAAATGCCCGGGTGCTCCCGGGTTAGTGTGCGCCTGGTGTACCCGTCCTAGGGTACAGTTGTGCCTGCTAGGGACATGATAGCAGTTTTTGTTTCGCTGTTCAAATTCTCTAGCCCGGTGATTCCGTGCGCGGTGTGCCCGCACCCGTCGGCACCGCAGGCGATGGTGAGGCGCGGCCCGTCCAGTGTGATAGTGAGCGCCGGGGTAACGACCCGCTCACCCTCACTGTTGTGCCTATACACCTGCTCCGCCCCACACATTGGGCACACGCCCTCTAGCGGTACTTTGATGTGGTTGAGTGCCCGTATCCGGTCGCACCATTCCAGGGCCTCGGCTAGGGCGTGCAGGCCGGGCGTGTTGGATGCCCAGTATTTCACACGGGTTTTCCTATCGGCCGCCCGCATATGGTGTGAGCAGACCCGGTTCACCTCCGCGTCGATGTCCTGCTCTATCTGCGCCGCGTCTAGGTTGATAGGTGATGATGCGCCGCCGCCGCCAGCGCCGCCCCACCGGCGGGCTGTTTTCGCGTCTGCCAGCTGATCCAGCAGCGGCATTTCGGTGATCCGTTCCCCGCTGGGTAGTGTGGTGGGTGCGCCGTCGCATAGTGCGCGTATTGCTTGAGTGAGTGTTTTCATGAGCTGTTTTTCCCTTGCTGAGTGAGAGGGAAGCCCCGGGGGTATGCCCCCCGGGGTCTACTGTTTACTATTTGGTTACCGTGAGGTGGTTTCCCATATTTCGTTTGAGTTCAGCCGGTGCTCCCGGCCCATCCTGTCATGCACCACGACCAGCCGCCCGCAGTGCAGGCACGAGACGACCAGGCCCCGCCGCGTCGCGTAATGGAATTGCGGCATGTGCAGCGTGTCCGGTAGACGCTCGTTTACTCTCGGCCACATGCTGAGCTGCGGTGTGAGCGCCCCGGGGTAGGGGATGATGCTCCGCCGCTGCGGCGTAAATAGTTTCCGTGTCATGCGTTCACCGCCTGCCCTAGCCGCTCACGGCGGCGCGCGATGAAATAGTTCAGCCCGTAGGCTTCGGCCGCCTGCTCGCCCGTCAAGGCCGCCTTTTTAGGCTTCGGCCCGGTCTTAGCGCGCACGCTTTTCTTTTTCCGCAGGTACCTTTCGCGGGAGTATTTCGCGGCGCTTTTGCGCTTGCTACAGTTGAGGCACCCGGCCTGGTATTGGCCGTGAGGGCACCCGCAGCCTATGCACCTACCCCCGTTCTGTGGCTTCCTCATTTCTGATTCACCAGCTCCCAGATGGTTTTTTGGTCTTCATCACCTATTTTTTGCGCCCAGCATTCCAGCATTTCCGCTCGACTATGGAGGCGGAGAACGTAGCTAGCGCCTGCGATGAAAGCTTTTTCTTTGCTACCTTCTTCCTTCTCGTGCAATTCATGGATGAAGCTTTTACTGCTTCCCCACAGGACTATTGATAGGACTGAGTTCACCGCTAATGCGTGAACGCTTGAATGGTTGCTTAGTTTTTCCTGTAGAGTTTCCGATTTAGAAACTGCGCCCCAGTATGGGAGTTCCTGGGGTGCACCATTGACTAGCTGGTTAGCGTACCGGCGTAGGCAGTCCGCGGCTTTCAAGAAGTCTTCGCCGCCGTTCTTACGGGGCGCGCGCCACACATATTTGAGGGCCGACCCGAGCCAGAACGGCAGGGGGGTTACGATCATGTCCGGGCTAATGCCGTGGATGGGGGCGTAGTGCCCGCCTTTGAGCTGAGGATTTTGTAATTTCATTGTGTTGTCCACCTATGTGGGGTTTATTTGGTGTTTCCTTTTGTGTCCCCCGGCCGGGTTTTTAGCCCAGCCGGGGGTTCTTTTTATTTAGTGGCTAGATCGCGTTTTCTTCTACGATGCGCCAGAAGTCGGGTTCTTCGACTTTGAGCATGTACCCGTCTTCGTAGTCGCAGAGTACCTTATCGGCGATTGCGTCGATATTGTATGCGGTGTAGGCGTCTTGTACGTCGCCTGCTTCGATTGGCTCTACGATTTCGCGGGTGATTGCTTCGCTGCGGGTTGAATAGGTGCGTGCCATTTCACGGCTCCTTAGGTTGTTGTTGTTTCCCCCGGTGGTTCCGGTTCGGTGGGCTGTTTGCCCTACAACTAATACTATACGCCCCGTATAGTTTACGTGCAAGCCGAAACGGAGTGAACTCCATCACCAACCCTGGGTAGCTCCCACACCGGCGTACACACCCGCAAATGATAATCCAAAGCCGCCCTAGCCGTACCCTCACTCACACGCCAAAGATACTGCTCTGACTGACAGCGAGGGCATATGAGCGTCAGCCCCTCCCGATTGAGATAAGATTCAACCACGCGGGTAGGGCCACTAGCAACAACCTCAATCATCGGCGCACACCCCCCGCGTTGCGCGTGTACTCATGCGTCAGCCCGTGCTCACGCGCTTTCTCCCACGTCTCATAGAGCGGGAGCGTGTAGCGGCAACCATCGTCCCAATGGCACACACTGCATTTCCACACCCAGCCCTCTTGCGCGATAGGTACAACCCGCGTGCTGTGGCTAGCCATGAACTGCCACCCCCTCAGAGGCTTTAGTGTAGGCTGCCTCAAGGGCTAGGATGATGCATTTTGAGTCATGCTGCAGGGCAGCCTTTGACGGCCGGTAATTGCCCACATCGAAGGTGTGCCCGGTGTCGGGGATCATGTCTAGCATGGTGCGGATGTTTTTCTCTAAATCATCTAGCAGTGTAGTGAAATTACTCATTGTTATCTCCCTGTTTCTTTCTATGCGGCTAGCGTCAGTACCGGCTTTTGCATCATTGCGCGCAGCTTCTCGATCCCTTGCGCGGTTACCCGTATCTGCGGTGCGCCGTTCACCCGCTCACCGGTGATGTCGGTGTAGTGTGTAGCGCGGGTAGCTAGCAGGCCCCGGTCAATGGCCTGCTGGTAGGGGTGGCGGCGGCCGCCGCGTTTGAATACCCACCCGCATTCTTCGAGGTAAGCGAAGAGCCGCGTCTGCCCGGTGGGTACCCCGGCGCGGGAGAGAAGCTTAGCGGCCTCCCCCACGCTATAATCACCGTCAGCCCCTAGGAAGCCGTCGTATGCGCCTACTTTCGGCGCCTGCTCTTCGACTTTAGCGGTGAGCGCGAGCTTTTCTTTTTCGGAGGCTACTAGCGCCTCTAGCGCCTCTAGGTAGTTGCCTGGTAGGGCGGGCACCCCGTAGGCACCGGTCTTGCGGATGGCCGGTAGCACCTGCTCAGTCACCCACGCCTCGAATGGTTCGGCCGCCGGGCTGTTAGACCGCAACACTACGCGGTAAAGGTTCGGTTCGTTGATGATCGTCACCGGCTGCGAGCCGCCACGGGTGGGGGTGTGAGTTTTACTCACCCCCTTCTGGGTGAGGCGTTCGGCTACCCGGGCGGGGGTGGTGAGGTCTAGCAGCTCGCAAATGTCCCGCAGCACGAACCACGGATCACCGTCGATCATGAAAACCCGCACGGGTTCGCTGTTGAATTTGTATATTTCCGGTTTCATTGTTTCCCCTTGATTTGCGTATAGTTTTCCGCGTCGATTTCATACACGGTTTCGATTATTTTTTTAAGGGCATTTTTTGCGGCGTCCACGCCCTCATTTATTCCGTCGATTACCGGTTCACTGAATGCCCATTGCGATTTTTCTTGCGCATATGCTATTTCTTCATCCAGTATTTCTTTTGATTTCTCTAATTCGATTAGGGCGTTATCCGCATTATCTTTTAGAGATAAGAGTTTTGATACGTCCACTATTGAATCGTCCTTACTGATCGGTCGTATTATCACCGTCACCCCGGGGCGGTCTTTGTCCGGTTCGCCGTGGTGCAGGTGAGGCCCGTCAATATGCTTGTAGTCGTCGTCTTCTAGCAGCCCAGATAGCACGATGCCGTCCACGATTGCCTTAGCCACCGGGTATAGATTCCCCGGGTCATAGCGGCGGCCTGTGGGTTTGTGAATTATCATGTCGATTTTGGCGAAATAGTTTATGCGTGATTTAGGGATTCCATCACGGATTTGTTTTACTGTTTCGTCTCGCCATGCCCGCGTGTTTTTTGCCCGCGCCCAGTGTCCGGCCCGGTTTACTTCGTTGCTGGTGAGAAATTTTTTATCACCTAGCGGGATTGTGAATACTATCCCTGATCTGTGCGCCATTGCTTTCTTTCCTTTTGTTTCGCGTGTGCCCCGGCGTGAACCGGGGCACACACTATGATTTGTTTTTAGAACGGCGGTTCGCTATCTACTGATGCGCCCCAGTCGTAATTACCCCCGGCCTGCTGCCCCCACGGGTCGCCGCCCGGGTTCTCGGGCAACTTCTGGTTCACCGGCCCCTGCTGCTGCGGCGGCCGCTGCTGTTGCTGGTACCCGCCCTGCGGGGCCTGCGGGGCCTGCGGGGCCTGTGGCGCGTTGTTCTTCGGTGCGTAGGGGATTACCCCTAGCAGCCGGGCCGTGACCTCTAGGGAGTAGCCGCGCGCCCCGTCCCGGGTCGTATACTCACGGTTCTGCTCCGGCCCCGCCACGATCACGGGGGTGCCTTTCTTGAGTACGCCGCTCAGGTGTTGCGGGTCTAGCCCGTTGCGCGCCCACACGGTGACTTTGCGCCAGGTGGTGCCCACGGTCTCCCATTGCCCGGTTTGCTGGTTTTTCCGGTTGTGGTTCTCAGCTAGTGAGAAATTCAGTACGGGGTCGCCGCCGCCGGTGAACCGCAATTCGGGTTCGCTTCCGATATTCCCGTGAATGGTTACATCTGCCATTCTGCTTTTTCCTTTCAGAAATGCGCGGCACGGGTGTGATGCGCATTTCTTTTGCGTGTTTTATTTGCCTGTTGATCCGAATCCGTTTGCGCCGCGCGCCGTATCGGTGTCGAATTTTTCGCTGGGCACGGCCTGCAATTCCAGGGGCGCCAGTTCTAGCGGCACTAGCTGCGCGATGCGGTCGCCCTCATGCGCCGTGTACGGTGTTTTGCTGCGGTTTTCTAGGATTACGCCGATTTCGCCGGTGAATCCCGCATCTACTACCCCGGGGGCGTTTGCTACGGCGATGCCTTTTAGGGCGAGGCCGGAGCGGGAGTGCACCATTCCTACCGTCCCGGCGGGGAATTTCACGGCTACCCCGGTGCCGATCAGGGTACGCTCGCCGGGCTGGATTGTCTGTGTGGTGCGTGCGCGCAAATCGTAACCGGCATCTTCGGGGTGCGCTTTCGTGAGCGGCTGGGCGTTGGGTGCTACTAGCGTGTAGTTGATTTTCATGTAGGTTTCTCCTAGTCGGCTGAGGTGATGGGGAGGAATAGTACGGCGGCGGCGAGGGTGAAGGCGAGTAGCCCGGTGTCGCTTGCGCGGAGGGCTAGGGCACCGAATGATGCGGTGGCTGCCGCCCAGATGATGGCTACCGCGATGGCGGCTATGGCCCATCCTATGGCGATTGTGCGTAGAGCTTTGAGTGATTTTTTCATTGTGTTCTCCTTGGTTTTTGGTGGGTTGCCCCGCCAATAAAAACTATACAGGGCGTATAGCTAATGTTCGAGCCGGGCGGCAGTGATATGCGCTACTCGGGCATAGCCCCCAGCGTCGAAGCGATAGACGCCACGCGGCCACCAGCGGCCCGCACAGCCGATTTATCAACCGGCGCGGGTAATTGGGCCTCCAACGGCTCAAAACCCCGCGACGCGGCCACAGGCGCCGGTACACGGGCAATAGCGCGGTTATGCGCCCCCGCAATACGGCCCGCAAGCTCAAGATCACCCGAAGCGACAGCCGCCGCATGAGTCCGCCGCATACGCGGCACACCACGCAACGCCCTATCCACCTCCTGATACATGGCCTCCCACGTCTCCGTGATAAGCCGCAGACTCAGAAAATCACTGCTTTTCGCGCACCGGGTGATAATCTCCCCCGCATAATCGGCGGGAACATCAGCTAGCACCATCGCCCAGGCCGCCGCCATCTCGTCCGTCGGCGTCTTGAGCGTCGGGAAAAGCTGCGCCGCTACCTCTAGCATCTTCCGTGTCTCGTCCGCGTTCATCGGGCACCCCCGGGGGGTAGCGCCGCACCAGCGGGCGGCATGAACGGATCGGGTGCCGCGCCGAAGCCCGGCGTTGAGGTCATGGCCTTTAGCGCCTGCATCATCTCGGATGCCTGCGGCTGCGGGTCTGGCTCGTCTTCCCACGCCCCGGCGTTTAGCCATGTCGCGGGGTACTTCGTAAAGCGGGCGTCCTGGTTTTTCCGCTCTGCGGCGTAGCGTTCGGCCCCGGCGATGATGTCGGCGGGGTTGGCCCCGTTTTTGATCGCGGCCCGCCAGGCGCGTTCTGCGGCCCGTTTATCCCTGCGTTTGGGGAACAGTGCCCAGAACGCTTGAAAATCGCTCTGCGGGGCCGTAGCGGGCTTCTCGTGCCGCTTTTCGGGTGTCACCGCCGGTTGCAGTTCGCTAAGGGGTAGCTCCACGTCCTCGAAATGAGGTTTTTCCGGCGGGTCATTCTCAGCCGCGCTAGCGGCGGGCCCCCCCGCGGGGGGGGGGGCCCCCCCCCCCGACGGCGGGGGGGGGGGGGGG